GAGTCCACCCTGCCGAACTTCCAGATTGGTTACGTTGGCGCTGTGTTGATGATTGCTGAACTCGTCAATACCAAGCCAAAAGCCATGACGAAGATTACCGGCTACAACTCACTTAGCCTGTAAGGAGGATAAATCATGTCTTTAGCGATTAACAAAATCCTCGTTGCCGGTGCTAACGCCAACTCGGACGGCGCCTATTTCCTGGCGTCTACCGTTACGGTTCCCCAAAACTCTGCCTATGTGTTGGATGCTGGCACCTACTACGTTTACCCCACGGCAAACGTTGTGATCCAGGTCAACAACAACTCTAACGGCAATGCGTTTGCTAACGTCTACGCAGCCAACACCGGTGGTCTGGTGATTGCTGACGGCGTGAACGTACGCCTCAAAGAGTTTGGCAATGCCGCTAACGTCAACGTGTCGGTTGTTACCATCAATGGTGGCGAAGCCGCTAACTCAACGTACGCGTAAGGGGGAACTATGGACGCAAATGCCGTAGGACGTTCCTTTCCCGATGCGTTTGGTAACTATCGCCTTGCCGAGCAAACAGGCGTAAGCCTGGACGCTACGGGCGATGCTACTACGCTGGTGGCACAGGCAGCGACTAAGTACATTGTGCGTCGTATTGTTCTGGCAAATTTCAGTGGCGATGCGTCTGCTGCTAACGTTGGCGTCTTTACGGCTGCCAGCGGAGGCGGCACCGCAATCGCTGCGGATCAAACGATTAGTGGTGCTACTGGTGCCACGAAGTTTGTTGATCTGACTCTGGCTTCTGCTGCGAACTCCGACGTTCAAACAACCCGAGTGCTGTACGTTAACGTTTCTGCAAATGCCGCTGTCACTTGTGACGTGGCGCTTTATGGAGATATTGTCTCGCTATGACCACGCTGTTTGTACGCAATAACGGGGATCATCAACTGGTCGATTCCTTCAACGGTACGACGTATGACTTTGCTGTTGGCAAAGAAGTCGAAATCCCCGAGACTGCTGCTAAACACATTTTTGGTTATGGTGATGACAATAAAGAGCCGTATCTTGTGAGGCTTGGCTGGATGAAGATGAACACTGACTATCCGATTGCAATGGATCGTCTGGGCAAGTTTTCCTTTAGCCGTGAGTCTTCCAAACCTGTCCACGTGTCAGCCCCCGTGGTGGAACGAGTAGCCGCACCCATGCCTAAAGCACGGGTTGCGGCGAAAAGTCCGTCCAAAACAAATGAGTAAAAATGGCAACAACGCTATCGGGTTACATTACAGAAACCCGCCGGTTGCTGCATGACGTTAACGCAAACTTCTGGACGAATGCAGAGTTAACGGATTACATCAACGACGGGCGCAACCACCTGATTCAGGATACCGGGTGCAATCGCGTATTGCAGACCTACACAACGGTCTACAACGTCGAGACAATTGACTTCTCTGCGCTACCGCAGGGAGTAAACACGATTGACGTTCTTACGATCAATCTGTACTGGGGTAACAGTCGCGTTCCCCTGTACTACATGGCCTGGTCCAACTTCAACGCACAACTGCGCTTTTGGCAAAACTACACTGGACGCCCAGTAGGGTTTTCTATGTACGGGCCAAAACAGATTTACATTGGGCCAAAGCCAGACCAGGCATATGTCATGGAACTGGATACTGTGGTTCTAAAGCCACCCTTGACTGAGGCAAGCCCAGACGAGACGCTGCCAACGCCATTTACCGAGGCAGTGCCGTTTTATGCGGCTTACATTGCCAAGTACCAGGAGCAGTCGTACGGCGAGGCTGAGATATTCAAACAGGAATATCAGAAGCACGTCATGCAGGCTCTAAACACAACCTTTACACGACGGCTGCCAACACCATACGTATCGGGGTACTAACATGGCTGCCGTTGAGCAAAAGAAACAGTATGCCGTCGTAAAGGACTTCAAGGGTGTAAACACCAAGAACAACCGCACCGTGATTGAAAACGGTGAGTTTGGCTGGCTGGAAAACGCTATGCCAATCGGTTTCGGCAACCTGCGGATCATTGAAGGTAAGGAATTGGTCAATGCCACAGCATGGACCGCCAATGTCACGTACATGTCCTCCGTGAACATTAACAACAACGAGTACGTCCTGGGCTTCCAAGACGATGGCTCGGCGCAATACGTCAATCTGACCGCTGGCACCAAGGGCAACATTGCCGCTGCCAACACGTTTTCCAACTCCGGCGTGATGATTACCCAGTGGAAAAACGAACGCGCACTGATTATTGACCCCGCCAGGGGTTACAAGACCTGGGATGGCACCGATCTACACGACATTGGTTCCGTAAACAGCGTCACCATTACCAATGGTGGCTCTGGTTACACGGCTGCCAATACCACCGTGTCGTTTGGTACTCCCAACCAAGCCAATGGCGTGCAGGCCACGGGCGAGGTGGTTGTTGTTGCAAACGCTGTTTCCGAGATTATTGTGACCGAGGCTGGCACCGGCTACACCAGTGCCCCTACCGTTACGATTACAGGAGGTGGAACCAATGCAACTGCTACCTGCACAATCCTGAACCAATCTGGCACCGACGTAGCCACGTTCTCCGGGCGCACCTGGATTGCTTCAGACCGTACTGTGTTTTACACGGCAGCAGATACCTACAATGACTTCATCAACATCACGGCAGGCTTTCTAACTATTTCGGATTCGACCCTGCGCACGAACATCACGCGCATTTTGTCAGCCAACAACTTCTTGTACGTTTTCGGTGAAGACTCCATCAACGTGTTTTCGGACGTGCGGGTGGATTCAACGACTGGCGTGACGCTTTTTACCAACACCAACGTCTCTGCGTCGGTGGGTTCTAACCTAAAACACGCCATTTTTCCGTACTTCCGGTCTATTTTGTTCATGAACGAGTACGGGGTTTACGCCCTGGTGGGTGCTACCACGACCAAAATCAGCGATCCGCTGGACGGAATCTTCCCTCTGATCGACTTCAATGAGTTTGTGTCTGGTGGACAGTGCCTTATTAACAACATTCTGTGCGCCGTCTACAACTTCAAGTACAACGACAACGGCACGATGCGCTGGTTGCAAGCCGCTTTCTTTGAACGTAAGTGGTTCTTCACCAATCAACTTGATAACGCATACTTTGTTGTACCTGCTGTAAAAGATGGATTGCTTAACTTGTACGCAAGTACAGGTAATGATCTATACCAATACTATGAAGATGCTGCCGAGCCGGTAGCCGTAGACATTGAGACTGCCTTGCTGCCAATGGGCGACCCAATTCGAGACAAGCAGGCTCTAAAGATTGGTATTGAGGCCACCCTTGGCAATGTGCCGATTCTACTGACTGCTTACGTGGATTCCGAGTCACAGCAATCGCCTGCCATTGACTTCGTAAACACCATCTTCTGGATCAATAACTCTTTGCAGGCCATAGACTGGACCAACTCATCTTCCCAGGTGATCGGCTGGACCGCTGCGCAGAGTGCTGGTGCTGGTTACTACCTGTACAAGTCGGATGCAAAAATGTACGGTAAGTACCTGGGAATGACTATCACAAGCGATGCAACCCCATTTACAATAAATGGGTTCCAATTTGAACATGAACTGAGAGCGAGGTTCTAACCATGACACTTCCTATTTCGATCCCTAATACGTTTGCTAACGCGAACGCAGCGATCCCACTTTCTCAACTCGACAACAACTTTACCACTGTTTCCAATGCAATTAACGGCATTGGCAACGGTTCCGAGTCACTGTCGAACGTCAGCATCACGGGTGGTGCAGCAGCCAATGTGCTACTGCAAAACCGCAACCGTGAGTTTGTGACGATTGACGCCAACGGCGCAGCCAACACGATCAACTATGACGTGAACACGCAGCAAGTGCTGCTATATCAGGGTAATGCCACTGCGAACGTAACGCTCAACCTTCGCGGAAATGGCTCTGCAACCCTGAACAACGTCATGGAAGTTAACTCTTCAATCACGGTTGCCTTCGGCATGACCAGTAATGCTACGGCTTACTACGTCAGCCTGGTTCAAATTGATGGAACGAACGTCACTCCCAAGTGGCAAGGTGGTGCGCCTACCGGTGGTACGGCGAACTCTACTGAACTGTACGTCATTAACGCTGTTAAGACGGCAGCCAATACTTACACGGTCTTCGGATCGGTCACTGCCTTCGAGTAAGGAGCAGTCATGCCGCCACTTTTATCTTCCGTAGCAATTGCCACAGCAAAAGCCTATGGGTTTACTGCTGGTGGGATAACGTCTGCAAATGTTGAGTATTTGGTCATCGCTGGTGGTGGTGGCGGATCAACAAATAGAGGTGCTGGCGGTGGTGGCGCAGGAGGTTATCGCACTAACTACACATCTTCCGGGCCAACCCCAACGCCTAAACTTTCTGGTGGCGGAGGTTCTATTGAATCTTCGTTTATTGCAACATTGGGAACGGCTTATACAGTCACAGTTGGCGCGGGAGGAACAGGAGGAATCAACCCAGGTTCTAATGATGCGTCTCCTGGATCTAATTCTCAATTTAGTTCAATTGTAAGTATTGGTGGTGGCGCTGGTGTAACAAATAATATTCCAGCACCTTTCAACGGAGAGTCTGGAGGTTCTGGTGGCGGCGCTGCCGGTGCCACTTCCAATGGTGGTACTGGAGGGTCAGGAACTTCTAATCAAGGATATGCCGGGGGGAGTGTTGCTGCTGCTTCCGCAGTCGCCCCTTCCGAATCTGGTGGTGGCGGAGGTGGAGCGTCGGCTGCTGGTGTAAGCATTACGGCTCCATCACCAACTCCTGCTGGTGCAGGTGGTGCCGGTATGTACTCAGACATCACTGGTTCCGCAGTTCAACGAGCCGGTGGCGGCGGCGGCGGAAATAATACGGGTGCTTCAGCAGGCGCCGGTGGCGCAGGCGGCGGTGGCCCGGGAGGAAGTGGCTCTTCTGGGCCGGGCAGTGGAACTCCCGGAACGTCGTTAACAGGCGGTGGAGGCGGGGCAGGAGGCGCCAATGCGGCCCCCTTGGGTGGAACAGGCGGCTCCGGTGTAGTTATTCTTCGAGTTCCCGACACGATTGCTGCCGAGTTTTCAAACGGCGTCATGGCACGCGCTTACTCTGTTACCGGCTACAACATTTATGAAGTGCAACAGACCACTACAACGTCTGAAACCGTAACCTTCTATTCCAGAGCATTCCTTGCTGAGTACCTAGTGGTTGCTGGTGGTGGTGGGGGTGGTAGTTCTGGTTCAGTAAATGACACCGCAGGAGGCGGAGGCGGTGGAGGATTTCTTACTTCAGACAATACTGTTGCTCTACCAGTAACCGTTGGTCGAGCCTATCCAGTTATTATTGGCGGAGGCGGCGCGACAGGCGCTACCAGTCCTTCCGCAAATGGATCAAATGGATCAGACTCACAGTTTGCTTCCATTATTGCAACTGGTGGCGGTGGTGGCTCTAGAGCCTACGGACCACCTGCTGGTTCTGGTGGGTCTGGCGGTGGCGTTGGATATAGTGGAACTAGCGGAAATGGTAATACTCCATTTAGGTCGCCATCTCAAGGAAATGCTGGTAGTGGTGTATTTGGTGGCGCTCCAAATTATGGTGGTGCTGGCGGTGGTGGCGCAGGCGCAACGGGATCAGGTGGAAGCCCTACCGCAGGTGGTGCTGGCGGTGCCGGAGTGTCTTCATCTATTTCTGGTTCATCTCTGTTTTATGCTGGTGGCGGAGGTGGCGGTAGTTACAACGGCGGCACAGGTGGCGCAGGCGGCTCAAGTGTTGGCGGGGCAGGGGGTGCATCTGGCGTTGCTGGCGGAAATGGAACTGCGAATCGAGGCGGAGGTGGTGGCGGTGCCGGTGCGCAACCTACGACTGCTGGTGGTAATGGTGGCTCTGGCGTAGTTATCATCAAGATTCCTGACACAAAAACCGCAACATTTACTGGCGGCGTAACCCAATCTTCTACAACCAGTGGTGGATTCAAGATTTACACCGTCACTGCAACTTCAACAACCAGTGAAACAGTAACTTTCTCATAGGGCTGATATGGAAAACACTGCTGAAGTTATACCAATGCACTCAAAGCCGGAAGAACGGCAAACGCCTAATCCGGCTTGGGCCTTTAACCTTGACCCGGTTCATTCTTGGGCTTATTGGGATAAGGCTTTTACTAAGGAAGAGTGCGAACGCATCATTGAAATTGGTAACGACAGGACGCAACGACAAGCAACTACCAGAGGTAACGTAGATAAAGTGCGTAAGTCGGAGGTTGCATGGCTTTATCCAAGCGATGACTTGGATTGGGCTTACCGCCGCATGACCGACATTATTACGAACCTAAACGAAAGGTTCTTCAAGTTTGACCTGTTTGGCGCGACAGAAGGTTTCCAGTTTACTAAGTACACGGCACCTGGCGGCAAGTATGGTCGCCACATTGATTCTGGCCCTGGCACGCTAATCCGCAAACTTTCTTTTACTTTGCAACTGTCCGAACCAGAAAATTACAAGGGTGGTGATCTTTGCTTGTATCTGGGAGAAAAACCTGAAGTGATGAAAAAGGATCAAGGCTATGTTGCCTTGTTTCCTTCCTACGTTCTTCATGAGGTAAAGCCTGTTACGCAAGGCACCAGGTACTCACTCGTTTCTTGGATCACTGGAAAACCATTTAAGTAAGGAGATTAAGGTGGCTCACTTTGCACGAATTAAAGATGGCGTTGTAGATTTTGTAACGGTTGGTCGTGATGACGATGAGAACCGCGAAGACGAACTAGCCCATGACGGCTGGATTTACAAGCGCACTTCTTACAACACTCGCGGCGGTGTTCATTACGGTCCTGATAGTCAGCCTTCAGCAAACCAAAGCAAGGCATTTCGCAAAAACTACGCTAGCATTGGATACACGTATGATGCGGCCCGTGATGCGTTTATTCCTCCAAAGCCTTTTGCGTCTTGGGTGTTGAACGAAGATACTTGCCTTTGGGATGCTCCTGTAGCAATGCCAGCCGATGCCGGAACGGGTGAGCCGCCTAAACGCTACACTTGGGATGAAAGCACTACGTCATGGGTGGAGGTACAAGATGGGGCTTAATGCTTTTACCGTACTCGGTAACACTTGCAAGATGACTGCGGCTTCTACGCCTCCTACTCCCATTCAGGTTTCAAGCAGCACGCTTGGTGGCAACCAGTACCGAATCATTAACTTGTCCACCACGGTCACGGCTTTTTTGTCTTATGCGCAGGATTCTGCGACGGCAACAAGCAATTGCGTGATTCCGACTGGCGATGGAAGCAATGCGAAAAACTGCATTCCCATTTTGCCAAACACGGACGAGATTCTTTCATTTGTACCAAACGGATATTTCACGGCGCGTACTGTGTCGGGCACTGCCGACATTTACATTACGCCGGGTGACGGACTCTAAGGAGTAGACCATGCTCAAGGTTGCAGGCGGAGGTGGGGGCGCAGGTGCGGTACGGTATCTAGGAACCTGGGATGCCGCGACGAACACGCCTACTCTAACTTCCGGCGTAGGCAGCCAGGGCGACTACTACGTTGTCTCTGTTTCTGGAAACACAAACCTTGACGGCATTACCGACTGGGTTGCCGGTGACTGGGCCATCTTTAATGGCACGGTCTGGGAAAAGGTAGACAACACTGAGTCGGTTATCAGCGTCAACGGACAGACCGGCGTTGTTGTTCTTACCCCAGGTGACATTGGTGCAGCCGCCAACACGGTTGAGATCATTGCTGGCACTGGCCTTTCCGGTGGGGGCAACCTGGCTGCTAACGTCACGATTGACCTGGCTAACACGTCTGTCGTTGCTGCCACGTATGGTGGTGGGTCGAACGCCGCCGAAGTGACTGTAGACGCCCAGGGACGGATTACAGCCGCAGCCAACGTTGCTATTCCGCAAGGCACCATAACCAACATTGCAACCGGAACAGGTCTTACTGGTGGGCCAATTACCAGCACCGGAACCATTGCAATTGCCAATACAACTGTTGCTGCTGGCGTTTATGGCGACTCAGCCAACTCGGTTCAAATTACGGTTAACGCGCAGGGCCAACTGACCGCCGCTGCAAACGTGGCAGTCCCGCAGGGTACAGTCACAAACATTGCGACTGGCACTGGATTGACTGGCGGCCCGATCACAAGCACGGGCACCATCGAACTTGCCAACACCACGGTTGCTGCTGGAACCTACGGTAGCGGCAGTTTTGTGCCACAGATCATCATTGATGCACAGGGGCGGATTACCAGTGCAACCAACGTTGCTGTTACTGGTGCTTCAACGGTTGTAACCAACGTTGCTACAGTTTCTTTTGGAACGGTAGTGACATGGGAAAACAATGCGCCTGCCACGATTACATGGGAAAACAACGCTCTTGCAACGATTGACTGGCTAAACAACATCTATCTCATCACGGCAAACAATGCCACCATCCTAGTCAACTGCGCAGCCGAGCCTCTTTCCACGCTGCTGCCTTCTGCTGCTACCGTGTCTGGTCAGCAATTTAAGGTCAAGAAAATTGACTCTTCGGCTAATGCCGCTACCATCACAACCACGTCTTCACAGACTATTGATGGCAACCTAACCTACATACTGAATACGCAGTACAAGAGTGCTACCGTTCAATCCGATGGGTCGAACTGGTGGGTTACGGCTGAAGTGGCTTAAATGGAAAGGGTCGGAATTGGACGGTCAAATGCTTATCAACGTTCTCATTGGTGTTGCGGGTGCATTTGGCGGTTGGGTTCTAAACAGCCTGTCACGTTCAATTATTCGCATTGAAGATCGAATTGCCGAGATGCCGCTTCAGTACGTGACCAAGGATGACTACCGGTCCGACATTACCGAGATCAAGTCCATGCTGCACGACATTTACAAGGAACTGAGGAATAAGGCCGACAAATGAGCCTAAACATGGATGCCCTGGCTACCCCCATCTTTGGGGAGCCAGACAGTCTTAGAGACTTCCTCTTCGAGAATGGTATCCAGCACCAAGTCTTTTCCGAGCGCCTGATTGACGCCGGATTCTTCGTTCCCCGCTACCCCATCATTGACGCCGACCCCCAGGACTTGGACGATTGGCTGCAAATTCATCAACTTGAACACCAACGCTTTGCTACAATTCTTAACCTGAATGATCCATTTAACTTGCTGGACTTGGACTTCA